GAACAAATTTATTCACATGTTTCTCCAAAAACTTCTTTCTCTGCTTCAGTTAACAACACATTTGCAAATTGCTGGCAGAAAATATTAAACCAAAATTCATTCATCACTTCTTTTGGTGCGCCAGCCTTCAATACCAGTGCTTTCAATTCATCATTCATAATTAATCCCAATCTTTCTTATCACCAAATCGTTCATTGAATTCATAACCCATAGCGTATGCACGCAACTGAATACCATGCATGTCTGCTGCTTCTACACGATCACACTCGTATGTTCCATCAGGATACCAGTGTGGCTCACGTGGACGATGATAGTAACTATCAGCTGCACCACGATCAAAAGGACTGCCATGAGTACGATCAAATATCTCGCCTTTGTACTCAACTGTATTCTTTTCTTCAATAATGAAATTCATTTTACTCATCTCCATAGTAACCATAATCTTCGTCAGTACCGAAACCAGCAGACGCCATTGCGGAGTCATGGTCACCATCCATAGATTCATCATATGAATCAGGTTCGATTGCATCATAAACCATTTGCAATGGGATATCCAGCAAAGTTGCGATACGTGCAGGGAGCAACCCCTCATCCAACATGTTATGGATTTCCAAATCTAAGTCAGCCATTCTACTCATACTACCACCTTTGAAATTTGAACATCATAAGAAACACGATTCATCTTATGATCATAAACATGCATCGTTGAACCGATCCCAACTGCATTATGCATATCTCCAAACAACTGACGAACCACTGTATTGACACCAACAAAATCACCGACACCACGCTTGATAGCTGCACCAGTCGTATAAAAAGATACACCATTCACAATCACACGATATTTCATAATCAATCCTTATTCAAATTCATAAAATTTTACTGCTGGATCCAACTTCTTGAGTTGACTTGCAGCATAGACTAACTCTTTGTATTTTGCATTCACCACACTTCGTGGAAGTTCACCATCACATGTCAAATTCTCAGGACTCAAATCAGAGTCAATGCACGATGCCAAACGCTGACGATCAGCATGGGTGTCTAAACAATATTGAGTGCTTTTGAAGATAGCATTCCATTCGTTTTTCTTAGCGATGTAGGCATTTAATTGTTTCATTTCACTTCCTTTTCAATTTTCATACAACTATTATACAGCAACATGCAATTAAAGACAAGCACTTTCTGCAAATAAAAAACCCCTGTATCTACAGGGGTTTAGGAGGGTAATAACCCTACAGATCGTGGGGTTATCCTAAGTTAGGTTATTTTTGAAGATTTTCCAAGCATTTTCCCAACTCCATCGCTGGCTACCCTTTAGGACTCGATCTCTATCCAACTGTAAACAACTATCAATTGCATCTCTAAGATTATCGTTCATGAATCCAGTCTCTGCCTGATCAATCACATCTAGTGGTCCATCGCATGGGAATGCTGCAACTGGAGTACCGCAAGCCATCGCTTCAATCATAACGATGCCAAATGTTTCCCATTGACTAGGAAATACAAACACTTCAGCGTTTGCGTAGTATTTTGCTAGGTCAACACCAGTCTTGAATCCAGTGAAGATTACCTCAGGATATTGTTTCTTGTATGTTTCAAGCATTGGTCCATCACCGACCATAATCTTGTAGTATCCAGGATAGTCTAACTTAAAAAATTCTTCTAAATTCTTTTCTTTGCTAACACGAGAAACACACAGTAAATATTTCCCATTGATGTTATCGTTTCTGTGAGATGGATTAAAAATTTCTCTATCAACACCACGAGTCCAAGGTATAACTTCTCCATCGAACCCATGCGCCTTTAAATCTTTTACCATTGTCTCAGTGGTTGTTAGAACCTTACCACTATGCTTATGAAACCAACGAACAAATCTCCATGTTATCCACTCAGGAATGCCAAATAAGGTTTTAAGTCCTTCAGGAAACTTAGTATGATAAGCAGTGTTGTGGCTAATACCACATTGTGAAAGATATGCTCTAGCCCACAAACCCAAAGTACCTTCGGTGGCGATATGGATATAATCTGGATTGATCTCCTCAATCTTCTTGCCCACCTGCCATGGAATGGTAATCTTGACTTCGTTGTAGCGAGGGCAATCAAAATGGCGGAACCTGCTGGGATCAATATAATCAACAGTATAACCATCCCGAATCGCACACGCTTCAATATTTTTGTAAGTGGTAACGACACCATTAATTTGATCAGGTAAGTTGTCTGTTATTATCAATATCTTCTTTGTCATTTTCTTTAGTCCATGTAATAATTTCCCACGTACCGTCATGATTCTCGACCAAAGCAGTGCAGGATTCAACCCAGTCTCCGTCATTCATATAGGTCACACCATCGATCTCTTTGATTTCAGCATGGTGAATATGCCCACAAATGACTCCATCAAAGCCACGTTTCTTACAGTATGCTGCAAGATTCTTTTCGAACTGAAATATAAAGTCAGATGCTTTCTTAACTCTATGTTTTAAGTATTTAGACAGTGACCAGTATCCGAAACCTAGTTTGTGACGAACCCAATTGAAACGAGAGTTCCACTCAAGAACTAGATCGTATAGTTTATCACCAAGAAATGCAAGCCATGGTGCCAGTCGAGTGATACCATCGAATAGGTCACCATGCGTGACTAGGTATCGTTTACCATTTACACCGATATGTTCTGTTTGATTTTTTATTTCAATCAGACCGAAAGAAAATCCGTAGGGGATCATCGGTCTTAAGAATTCATCATGATTACCTGCAACATAAACAACTTTCGTTCCACGCTTGGCATGACCAAGTATTCTGCGAACAACATTAGTGTGGGTCTGTTTCCATTTCCACTTATTTTGTTGGATCTTCCAAGCATCAATTATATCACCCACGAGATATAGAGTCTCGCAGGTGTTATGTTTTAGAAAGTTGTTTAATTTGTTTGCTTGACAATCACGAGTACCTAAGTGAACATCACTTATGAATATCGTTTTATATTTCATTACGCTTTCAATTCACCACGCTCAATTAAAATCTTCTTATTAACCTGATGTTCTGCCTGTGTCAAGTCTTTGTTTTCACCTTTGTATGGTACAGCGTAGTTGTTTTGGATTAACCAGTCATTGACACGAGTCCCATCTTCAAGAACAAAGACTCCAAGTATTCTACCAAACTTATCATCGTTGCTGTCAGGTTTTTGCGTTTCAATAATCTGCCATGATCCAATAGGTAATTTCTCTGCTAATTTCTTTTTAGAGAGTAGACCACGAACCTTTTCTTCTGCAATAGTAGTTCTTGATTCTGGAGTATCAACTCCAGCCATACGCACTCTTTGATTTGCAAGGATAATTTTAAAACCTAAGTCTAAATCTATGTCAACTGTGTCGCCATCAAGAACTTTAATAATCTTACATTTATATTGATACATAATTATTCCTTTTTAGCGAACTTTTCAGATGCCGTGAAACCTAGTCCAGCGATCACAAGATAAATCATAGATTCAAATAATGCTGGACTAACTTTGTAACCATTAATGTCAGCAACGAACGCATAGCCACACAATAAAAATGCCAATATTGTTATGACTCGTTTACTGCTGACAGTTCCATTTATACCATCAGACACCATGCTTCTTAACCAGTTCATAGATTAGTCGTTTCTACTATTTCTGAAAGTTGGATCACCAGACTCATACACTGGCATTGTAGTTGCATTTGCTAGTGGTGATACTGCTGGAGCCATACCCATACCCATACCCATTGCTGGTTTTGGCATTCCACCTACTGAAGATGGACTAGGTGTTGATGGTGTAGGTGCTGGCGGTTTATTCCATCCTGAATTTGCTGCTTGTAGTGCAGCTTTCTGTGCATCTTTATCACTACCTGCCAACATGATACCTGATAGAGTACCAGTCAAGAATGTAGCAATAGGTACAATCAATTCAAAGAATTTCTGATCGATCGGAGAAATAGCATTTAGTGGTTGTGTCACAAAAATTAGTGAGTACAACACTACGAATACGATTCCAACTAAGGTGAATGATAAACATACACCAATAAAAAACTTTAGACGAGCCATTAACTGCTCTTCTGTATACATAAAATTATCCATTATTTGCATTCCTTCACTGGTGTAGATTGTTGTAGTTGTTGCTGTGCTAATATGTTCTGGGCTTCTGGAGGTGGTCCAAGTCTTGGATCTCGCTGTCCCTTAAATACATGTTCTATGCATGTTCTGGTTACATCGCATAGTGGTTTCTGGCAAATCGGCTTTTCCCAATTTCCTGGATCTTGGCAAGGATATCTAAAAGAATCCTTGCTATAAAATGCAAAGGCAATTGGAACGAGCAACAGAATGCCTAAAGCACTGAATAGGTGTTTATCTGTCATCATGTTGATCCTTTTTATAATTATTATCTCAACGAATTTATTTAGCTTATATAATTTTTGGTTTTATACCAGAACCTATAATACAAGCAATTTCTCTACCTTTTTTTAGTAGTGTCCAGTTACCGTCTTTATCTTCCCATAAAGAATATGATGATCCATCTGAAATATCTGATCCTGTCCAAGTCAATTCTTCTTTTTGTGTTTTAGAAAGAAATTCTATTATTGGGATCGTTGGACCACAAATCACTTGATAGTTGTATGTAAATGCTTGAACCTGCGCCTGAGCAGATAGCGAAAAACTAAACAATAATAATGCTAGTGCTTTCATATTATCTTCCAATATATTCTTTAGGCATGGCTTCCTGTCTTCTTTGTTTCTCAGTTTTTGGAAATAACTCATAACCCAACTGAGGATACTTTTGCATTCTATCTTGAGCAACGAATACCATCATGACAAGAGCTAGTAATAATATTCCTATAAATCCACATACCCACCAAGTTGCTGTATACACCTTTTTCATAAAATTAGCATGTTCAACATCATGTTTGTGTTGCGCTTCAATTTGTTTCTTTAACGCAATTGCCTGTCTTGCATTTAGTATCTTAGACTGCTGTAACACTTCTGTCCATAGAGCACCAAGTTCTGGTGGACTTTGATATATCATTACCTCACGCAACTCTACTTCCATTTGTTCGAGTTTCTTTTTCATCAATACCCTTTGTAGGGCACGAGCACCTACAGAAGAATCACCAGTGTATAAATCATATGATCTTTTTTCTTCTGCTTCAAATACTGCTATACACTTTGCTTGATTGTCAAAGAAAGCACCAAGATGTTGACCCAACTCGAAATAAATGTCACCTGAATCTTGTTTGTTTAAATCCTTTACTCTCGCCTTTTCTTCATTCAGTTGTTTGACTGCAGCAGGTGGAGGTGTCTTTCCCTTTGCTGCATATGCACCATGAAACTGCTCATCTAGATCTTTGAGAACTTCTTTAACATCGCCAGCTGCACCCTTGATGTCTTTATAAAGTTTACACCCAGCCTTGATCGCAGATACTGCGCCATTGGCAAGAGCAAATAGCGTTAACGGATCCATTACTTAACTTCTTTTTTGTAGCGGTATTGAACACAAATTAATGTTCTATTATTAATATCACCGATCCAAGCAGTTCTAACACACTCAGCAATACCGTAATTGAGTTTTACTTCCCTTTCGTTAGAAGGAAGTTCTTTTGCTACACTAGGGTTATCACCTCCATATAATGGTGAAGATGAACTTATTTGAGTTAGACATAATATTGACATGACAAAAAGCACCGCCAAAGCGATTCTTTTGTGCATTTAGATTACCTTTATGTTCTTCTATTTAGGTTTTTTGTCTTGCAACTCGTCTACTTCTATTTCGATAGTTTTTACACTAGGTGATGAAAACACACTCTGGACTTTATCCAAGAACGATTGTGTTTTTGTTGGAGGGTTTAGTTCTTCTTCAGTTGTTGGTGTGATTCTTCTTCCAGCTGAATCATACTCGATCTTCTTCTGTACTCGTTTATAGAGTTCTGGTTCCCAATCCTTAGTGGGTTCATCTACTTCGATTTCTGGAATTTCGGACTCTAATAACTCATTTACTTCTTTTTTAATTTCCTCTGGAACATTAGTAGTTTCTAATCGTTCTTTTGAAAGATGTTCTCTTATATGATCAAACACAGGAGTTGTGGATGGCTCAACGACTTGTATTTCTTCATTAAGTCTAGTCTCTGTTCGTTCTGGAAAATCTTCAACAGGTGGTTTTTCAAAGAAATCATTCCACTTTCTTTCACCAGTATGTTTAAGATTCCAGTTTGCTGCGATTAATAAAAGAACTGCCAGTGGATCAAATACAATAACAATAAGTATGGTGACTATGCGAACTGCCTTCTCGAGCATGGTGACATCAGTTGCGCTTTCGTCACCATATATCAATGCAGCGATGTATTTTATTGGTCCAACTTCTGCTTCGACTTTACGGACTTCACTGGCGATTGGGGCACGCTCTTCGTTGTATTTGGCGATCTTGGTTTGCGCACTACCGATTTCGTTGAGGATTCTGGCTCTGTCTTTTTGCTGGGCTCTACGGACGCTAATGGCTCGCTCTGTTCCTTTGGTATCGTCTGTTCTTGCGATGGTTTGATCCACTTGAGCATCGAGTTGAGTAAGTTCTTTACGGTTTGCATTGATGTTTTCCTTTTCTGTTTTAATTTTCTCATCAATCAATGCTAACTTAGACTGAACATCTCCCGTAGGAATTGCTTGATCCAAATGTGCCTTTGATAAGAATCCGAAAATGCCCATAGATGTTAACATCATTAACACTATTAAAGCACCCACAAAGTATGACTTCATCAATGCTGGGATTTCTTTCCAGTTTTGATAGAGCCATGATGCAACTACAAGTTTTGATGCTTCAAGCATCGAACCCATAAGAGCAATCGGTACAACAGCTGCAGCAAATATTGCGATAAGACCCATCACTGCGTAATATGCAGCAAGAGCCGATAACGATAATGCAACTGCAAAAAGTAAGTATGTCATAGTTTGTTTTTAATATGAGAGCCATGGACTCGAACAGATATCTGTCCATTGTAGTAGTCGTCTGACTCCAACACCTTTCGTGCAAACTGTTCTCGTGCTTCTACGTAAGAACATTCAGCTTTGGATTTACAAAAGAAAAGAATCTCACGAAGGAAGTTGTCCTCTCCGAGAGACTCTACATCTTTATTTAGTTCTAAACTCGAACCATAGTACTTCATCCAGTCAGAGTCTATTTTGCTACGAATTTTCTTTCGTTTCTTGATTCCGTTTTTCTGCTTCACCATCTTGTATGTAGTCTTGGCAAACTTGGATAACTTCTTACCCACATACATACGACTACTGGCTTTGTTCGTAATTAAATAAACAAAGCCAACACAATCATCAGGTAGTTCCTCAATAATTTCTTTATTATAAAGCCACATTAGAATAATCAGTAGTGTAAACTACTATTTATTCTTCCTCTTCGTAATCGTCTTCTTCGTAGATGTCAGCAGAACATACAGGACAGTAAACGATATCTTCCAATCGTTCCTCTGACTTGAGGATAATCTTACCTCTCGCCTGACATTCAGTACATTCAAAAATCTTAGTTGTCATTGTTTAGTCTCTGCTAGTTTTAGTTTTTGTAGTACTTTAAACCACATCCATCCAATATCAAATTCCCACCACTTTCTACTTAATTTTGGATTTGCTGGTTCAGCATGATGATTGTTGTGAAGTTCTTCTCCACCGATCCAGAATGCAAAATTACAGATGTTTCTAGAGGTATCGGCAGTATCTGTGTTTCGATATCCCCACCAATGTCCTAATCCGTTAATAACTCCTGCAGCCCAAAATGGAATCCAAATAATTTGAATCATCCAGAGTAGTATTCCAATCCAACCAAACAGTAGAACATTTATCGTCAATAATAAAAACACACCCAAGAAATGATGTTTCGTATAAACTTTTCGTTCAATCCAATCGTTTGGTGTGCCTACTCCATACTCAACTACCATTCTTGCATCTTTTGCTGCTTGGTAATAGTAATAGACACCACCAAACAATATATTCTTAATACCAACTAATTTAGGACTATGTGGATCACCTTCTGTGTCAATAAATCTATGGTGCTTACGATGTATCGCTACCCACTGTTTAGTTACCATACCAGTAGTGAGCCACAACCAGAAACGCATGAAGTGTGAGACCGCTGGATGAAAAGTTATTCCTCTGTGTGTCTGTCCTCTATGAAGATATAGAGTGACGCACACAATGGTAATGTGCGTCATTACCAACAGATAGATTAACTCTATCATGCTGCCTTACCCCAAACATCACCCCATGTGCCAGACAAAGCACCCTTTGCATAATCAGTGACACGATTCTCAAAGAAATTTCCGTGTACTGGTGCATTGATCATTTCCTCGACCCATGGTAGTGGATTCTTTTTAACTTTGAAAATACCCTTCATTCCGAGACTAATCAAGCGACGATCTGCAATGTAACGAATATACTTCTTGACATCTTCTGCAGATAGTTCACGCATATCTCCAGCATGATAGCAAAGATCAATAAACTTATCTTCTAACTCTACCATCTTCTCAGCGATTGTATAAATCTTACCTTTTAAATCATCATTCCAGATCTCAGGATTTTCTTTAACATACTCACGGAATAACTTAATCATTGACTCAGCATGGATTGTTTCATCGGCAATAGACCATGTAACAATTTGACCCATACCTTTCATCATGCCATGACGAGGAAAGTTAAGCAACATAATAAATGAAGAGAACAACTGCATACCTTCAGTGAAAGCAGAGAACACAGCAATATGCTCAGCAGTACTGGCGACAGTACCATTACGACTAGAAAGGTCTAGTACATAGTCATGCTTATCCTTCATCTCCTGATACTCTAAGAATTGATTGTAAGTTGATTCTGGTAAACCCAATGTTTCAATCAGATGAGAGTATGCAGCGATATGTAGTGCTTCACGAGCAGCAAAGCCCATCAACATCATTCTCACTTCAGGTTGAGGAAAGTAAGGTAGATAGTTTTTAACATAACCACCAGCCACATCGATGTCACCCTGTGTAAAGAAACGAAAGATGTTTGTCAGAAATTGTTTTTCTTCGAGTGTAAGTTTCTTCTTCCAGTCTTTAACATCCTCTGCCATTGGTACTTCTGAATGCAACCAATGCGCTTGTTCATGCTTCAACCAAGCATCATATGCCCATGGATAGTTGAAAGGTTTAAAAGAATCTCTTGTATCCGTTAATCTTGTTTTTGTTTTTGTTAGCATTTTATCCCTCGCAAGCTAAACATTCATTACCTTCTGCCAAATCATGAAGGTTGATTTCTTTAATAATTTCTCGTTCGATTCGTTTTGATACTTTATCTGCTTTAGCGATCTTATCACTACGACAGTAGTACATAGTCTTCAATCCAGACTTCCATGCTTGAAAGTGAACAGCATGAATATACTTAATGTGACTGTCTGGTCTAAAGAATACATTTAACGATTGCGCTTGGTCAATCCATGGTTGCCTGTCGGCAGCATGTTGAATGACCCAACGCTGGTCAATTTCCATAGAAGTCTTGAAGACATCTTTTGTCCATTCTTCCATCCAATCAAGATGCTGAACGCTTCCGTCATTCGCAATAATCGAACTCCATATTTCTTGCGCATCCGCTTTAGGGTTTGATATAACATAATCAGTAACGACCTTATCAAGATACTTATTTTTATTTAAGTGAGAACCCGATAGAGTGTCTTGGCGATAAGCATTGGCACGATAAGGTTCAATAGAAGGACTAGTATTGCCCATGAGAATGGAAGAAGAAGCATTGGGAGCAATAGCCATAAGATGACTAAACCTATTCCCAGTACCCACTGCATCAGGTGCTTCGCCTCTCTCCAATCCCAATTCTTTATTAGCGACATCTAATTTCTCTCTTATATTTTTGAAGATGTTTTTGTTTTTACCTACTGCGATACTTGATTCCCATGGTAGGTTATTTCGTTGTAGATAAGCATGCCAACCCAAAGCACCGATACCAATGCTGCGCTCACGTGTGGCAGAATACCTTGCACGCTCAATGGTGGCAGGAGCATTAGAAATAAAATACTCAAGTACATTGTCGAGCATTTCAGCAATATCATGAAGAAATATGCTATCGTTTTTCCACTCATCGTAGTACTCCAGGTTTAGTGATGATAAACAACAAACAGCAGTACGTTTTTCATTTGTTGGTAGAATAATTTCAGAACAAAGATTCGATTGATGTATCTTTAAACCAAGATCTTTTAAGTGTTGTGGCATTTTACGATTTGATTCGTCAATAAAATGTAAGTATGGCTCACCTGTCATCATACGCATCTCAAGAATTCGTTGCCACAGTTCTTTTGCTGATACAGTTTCACGAACTTCATGTGATGCTGGATCAACTAGATCCCAAGAGTCGTCAAACTCTGGATCAATCATGCAGTTTTCAATGATTTCCATGAACGCATCTGGAATGTTAATTCCATGATGCATGTTTAAAGTGCGCATGTTTTGATCGCCTGTGGGCTTGCGCATCTCTAAGAAATTAATAATATCTGGATGGCTGACATCGAGATAAGCAGCATAACTGCCACGACGAGTGCGCCCTTGACGATATGCCAGACTTGACGCATCGTACATTTTAAGGTGAGGCATGACACCAGTGCTCTTGTCATCCGCAGAACGAATACCAAAACCAATCCCAACACCGCCACCAAGCATAGAAAGCCAATTAGTTTCACTAAGATTATCAACTAAACCCTCCGCTGTATCTTCAATATAGTTAAGGAAACATGATATAGGAAGCCCACGCTTACTACGACCAAAAGAAAGAATGGGAGTAGAATAAGACAACCAATGTTTGCTGCTGTATTCATATAATCTCTGTGCATGTTCTGGATTACTTCCAAATGTACTAGAAACAAAAGCGAATCGTTCTTGCGGACTCACTTCACCATCCTTCATATAACTTTCTTTTAATCTCAACTTACCTAATTCGTCAAACAAATTATCACGAGAATAGTCTACCGTTATGCCATGCACAATTTCCATTTATTGCCCCAATATTATTATAG